TACTTCACGACAAAGGATATGAGGTAGTGGGTGTCACCCGCAGAGTGAGCGTAGACACCCTTCAAAGGATTAATCATATTCTGCCCCAAATTAAAATTGTAGAAGGTGACATTACTGACGCCTTTAGTGTAAGCAACATTATAAACCAAGAAGAGCCGGATGAGATCTATAACCTTGCCGCACAATCCCACGTTGGAACCAGTTTTAAACAACCCAGCTTAACATGGGATGTTACTGCGGGCGGTGTGCTAAACATACTAGAGGCTATAAGATATTCTGGCAGAAAAGAAGAGATCAAGTTCTATCAAGCTTCATCGAGTGAAATGTTTGGTAAAAATTACACAGTTTGTGACTCGCAAAAATATCAGGATGAAGACACTCCATTCTCCCCGCAAAGTCCATATGCCATCGCAAAGCTTGCGGCACACCATCTTGTGAGAAATTACAGAGACTCCTATGGGATTTTTGCTTGTAGTGGCATCTTGTTCAATCATGAAAGCGAAAGACGGGGTGAGAAGTTTGTTACGAGAAAAATCACCAAGTGGATTGGGCAGTTTGCTACATGGAAAGGGAATCAACTCTTTATTCAGAAGGTGCGTAATCAAGCTGGTGAATGGGTAGATGGCCCATCTAGAAAAGAAGATGATCCAGATATGATTTATTTGCACCCATCTGACGAAACGGGTTTCCCGAAGCTTCGTTTGGGCAATCTTGATGCTTTTCGTGACTGGGGCCATGCAGAAGATTATGTGCGGGCCATGTGGTTAATGATGCAGCAAGAATTTCCGGATGACTATGTTGTGGCTACGGGAGAAACACATAGTGTTCGTGATTTTCTCAATATTGCGTTTGCTCATGCGGGAGTTACCGAATGGGATGATTACGTGGTAATTGACCCCCAGTTCTACAGACCGGCGGAAGTTGACTTCCTTCTGGGTTCTTCCGATAAGGCCAAATCTAACTTAGGGTGGAATCCCGACGTGTCTTTTGAGGGTTTGGTGCATAGAATGGTGGAGAGGGATATCTATGAGGCGAGATTACAACGAGCCCACCTACAAAAGGTTTAGGCTGGATGTGTTAAAGCGTGACAAATTTACCTGTCAAATGTGTAAAGCTAGGGGAAAAAGGGTAAGACTTAACGTACACCATATTATGAAGTGGTCTTCAGCATCCTCTTTGCGGTACGACGTGGACAACGGGATAACGTTGTGTAAAAAGTGCCATAACAGTATTAATGGAAAAGAAAGTCATTATATTACGTATTTTCTAGAGTTAATTAAAAGGAACCAATGATGTTTAATGTGCCAAAGCCTAAATTAGAAGCAGATCCTGTAACACCTCATAAAGTTCTACATTCTATCGAGTTGTCTAGAATTAAAGAGAAAATTAACGCCTTGAGGGGCGGAGAGAAGCTCACTGAAAAAGTTGATACATTATGTTTTAACGACATTTGGATCACATATAAGAATGAAACAAGAAATCACAGGCAAGGCGGATTGGGAAAGTTGAAAATTGATTACGATAGTGTGAGCGAGGTGATCACCGTAACCAACATTCAACCGGGAGAACCCAAGCCGGAACCCAAGCCGGAACCCAAGCCGGAACCCAAGCCGGAACCCAAGCCGAAATTTCCAGTTTTTCCGGAGCCCAACAACGAGTAACGCTTGCCTATGAAGAACTATACGGTAATAAAGGATACGCGAGAAAAAGACGGATGGATATTCTCACCCTACGATATGTGTGATGGTATGGAGGTTAATACCCTACATACCGGAGATTATACATTGAGGGGTTTTGAGGATGTTGTGTGCGTGGAACGTAAAGCCTCTGTGTCGGAAATAGCAATAAACCTCGGAAAAAAGAAAAAAGCATTTTATAATGAGATGGAAAGAATGAGGGACTTTAACTTTCGCTATCTTCTGCTGGAATTTTCTGCTTTAGACGTTATAGACTATCCTCTTAGCTTGCTGAACGAAGAAGATCGAGAATTATATGAACTGTATAAATCTGGAGAAGTCGATGATGTTGGTGAAGCTATTGAGCTTCCAGACTTCAAAAGATTTAAGATAGTAGAGCAGACAAAGATAAGCGGAAAATATTTAATAAAGTCACTAATGGAACTTAGTATAAAGTATGACATAAATGTTATGTTTTGTGGAAATAAGAATGGTGCGTTTTTAATATGTAACAGTCTTTTCAAGAGGCTTAACGAACTATTTCATGTGAGGAATAAAAATGACGGCGACCAAGAAACTACCTAGTAGAGTCTATGTTCTAGGTCATGAATATATAGTGGAGGAGATGTCACAATCACTATTTAAGGAACGGGAAGCATATGGCGACTGCGATAATGAACAAAAAAGGATTAGGATTTACTGTGGAACCACGCAATCTGTTACTAGAGATACATTACTTCATGAAATACTACATGCGGCATGGTCTCTTTTGTATATACAGTCAAAGGACGAGGAAGAGAAAATCGTCTCTAGACTATCCACGTTACTTATAGGATTTTTTGATGATCCAAGAAACCTAAAGGTCAAAAATTTTATTCTGGATCATCGAAAGGAAAAGTCATGAATCATTTTTTTTCAACAACACTGCTTACTATTCTCATTTTTCATACTTCAATATCACACTCCCAAACCAAGGTTGCACAACATCTTCAAGATATTAGTGTTACGATTAAGGCTGGAAATTCCGAGGGTTCCGGCGTTATCATCTCCAGAAACGTACTGAAAACCAAGGACTCCAAAGACAGTATTAGGGTTAATTTTGTGTGGACGTGTGCGCATGTGGTGGATGGTCTGAGATCAACACGCATGGTTATTGACGGAGAGGGAAAAAACAAAACAGTTATCGAATTCAAAGACGCTCAGGTTGTAAAAGAGCTAGTGGAAGACGGTAGAAAGGTTGGCGAACTCAAAATGGACGCTAAGGTTATTCTGTATTCTGACGCTACAGATGGCGAAGATTTGGCGCTATTGCTGGTAAGAAAGGTGGGATTCGTGGACCAGAATACGGAATTCTTTTTGGAAGACAGAAATGTAGAGATTGGTGAACCCCTTCTTCATGTGGGGTCTCTTCTTGGCCAAGCCGGAGCAAACTCCATGACTAACGGCATAATGTCTCAAGTCGGCAGAGTGTTGAATATTGGCTCTGGGGATGGGACCGTATTTGACCAGACTACGGTTACCGCTTTTCCGGGTTCATCTGGGGGTGGCGTTTTTATGAACGATGGTCAGTACGTGGGGATGCTTGTGCGGGGATCTGGAGAAACTTTTAATCTTATTGTTCCCGTTAGACGGATGATTAAATGGACTAAAAAGAGAGACATAGAATGGGCTATCGATACCACAAAGCCTGTTCCTACTGTCGAGGACATCAAAAAGATCGAGCCCGAAGATGCGGAGATGGATCACAAGGCGAGGGGCACAATTCCGAAATCCCTATTCCCATTTTTAATTCGGACGATGGAAAAGTCAAAGGTTAAACCAATAAATGATTAATGATTCCAGCAAAATAAAAGATGCTTGGCTTGGTATAGAGGTTGATGAGTCTAAGCTATTCAACCCAATGGATTTCGTGGTAGGTGGTGCAGATAGAGATGATCTATTGGAACGTATAGCTTGGCTCATGGTGCGTCCTGAATACTTTTCTTTTGCGTGTAAATACATACTGAATATTCAATTGCTACCGTTTCAATCTCTCATTTTGCATGAGGTGTGGAACAGAAAATTTCCCATGCTTATTGGTTCTCGTGGTATGGGTAAATCCTTTATTCTATCCGTCTATCCTCTTTTACGCGCCCTGTTTATGCCTAGACGAAAAATTGTCGTAGTTGGTGCGGCTTTTAGGCAGTCGAAGGTGTTGTTTGAGTATATGGATACTATATGGAAAAATGCTCCCATTCTAAGGGATTTGTGTGGCACCAATAGTGGTCCCAGAAGAGACGTAGATCGGTGTGTGATGCATATCAATGAGAGTACAATTACATGTCTTCCTCTTGGCGACGGTTCAAAGATTAGAGGACAAAGAGCCAACGACATTATTGCGGACGAGTTTGCATCGATTCCCCGTGATATATTTGAAAACGTTGTTGCTGGTTTTGCTGCTGTCGCGGCCTCTCCTTCTGACAAAGTGAGAATCAAAGCGCAAAATAAGAAGTCCAAAGAGCTGGGGGTAGAAGCGGTTGTTAGATCAGAATCCCTGATCGAGAAATCGAATCAGATTATTTTATCTGGGACCGCTTATTACGATTTCAATCATTTTGCTGATTATTGGAAGAGGTATAAAGACATAATTACTAGCGGCGGTAACGTTGCTAAACTTCAAGATATTTTTGGGGGAGAGGTTCCGCCAGAATTTGACTGGTCTGAATATTCTATTATTCGTATGCCGGTTACTACGCTTCCCGATGGTTTCATGGACGATGGACAGGTTAGTAGAGCTAAAGCTACCATTCACTCTGGGATATACAATATGGAATATGGTGCGTGTTTTACGACAGACAGTCAGGGGTTTTTCAAACGGAGTTTATTGGAAGCTTGTACCACATCTCCAACCAAACCGGTTTTTCTTCCCTCGGGAGAGGTTTCATTTGAATCCATGCTTAAGGGTTCCGCAGATCAGAAATATGTGTTTGGGGTAGATCCGGCTTCTGAAGTTGATAATTTTAGTATTGTTGTGCTAGAAGTAAGAGAAGACCATAGGCGGATTGTTCATTGCTGGACGACCAACCGACAACAACATAAAGATAAGCTTAAATCAAAGATTGTGGACGAAGACGATTTTTACTCGTACTGTGCCAAGAAAATTAGACAGCTAATGAGGGTGTTTCCCTGTTACGAAATATCCTTGGATGCTCAGGGTGGTGGTATTGCCGTAATGGAAGCGTTACATGACAAGGACAAGATACCGGAGGGGGAGGTTCCGATATGGCCCGTAATTGATGAGGATAAAGCTAAAGACACAGACGACCACTCTGGACTACATATACTAAGACTGTGCCAATTCGCAAGAGCCGACTGGTTAGCAGAATCAAATCATGGCCTTAGAAAAGACTTTGAAGACAAGATTCTACTGTTTCCGTTCTTTGACGCCGCGAGCATCGGACTATCTATTGAGCACGATAAGGTGGCCGGTAGGAGGTATGATACTCTTGAGGATTGTGTTATGGAGATTGAGGATCTTAAGGATGAGCTATCCATGATTGTCATGACACAAACATCTACCGGTAGGGAGCGATGGGATACCCCGGAAGTTAAAGTTGCAGCCGGAAAGAAGAGTAGGCTTCGTAAAGATCGTTATTCATCATTACTGATGGCAAACATGTCTGCAAGGTGTATGTCTTTTGAGCGTGGTGTATCGAGCTTTGAAACCATTGGCGGTTTCGCTAAGATAGACAATGATTCCAGACTTAATAATGACAAATTATATCACGGACCCTCTTGGTTTACAGAAAAAGTCCAAGACGTGTATTAGTTTGTGTATAGTACTATTGACAATAGCATTCACAATACCATTGATCGGAGAACAATATAAATGTCTAAATCACCACTTTACCGAACATGGGACAGTGACTCACAAAAACAAGAGGCTTACACTCTCACCGCCGACGCAATAGAGGCTTATGATGGCGTCCAGAATTCTGTTGCATACGGACGTAGATCTAGTTATATAGATGTTGAGCCCAATAGATCTGTAAGAACCGGTTTCCTCCGAGAAGATTATGATAACTTTCGTCCCGGCGAATCGGTGTCTAATAAGCAGAAAAAAATTATAAAGATGAGTATGCAGGCTTATGACAGGGTTGGCATTATTCGGAATGTTATTGATCTTATGAGCGACTTTGCTTCACAGGGTCTTACTCTGGTACACCCCAATA